CTCGACCTGTTCTTGAGAACCATCTGGTTTCTGTTGTGGGCAACAAGCGGAATCTTGTACTCTTTGGGCAAACCTTCCATGTACATAGCAAGAGTACTTCTGAACATGTCCCTGTTCTCTTCTGTATCTGCCACCAACGTGCCTTGCCAGCCAGGATGTGTGAACTGCCAGTAGAGGTCAAGAGCCAAGGAAATAGTCGTGATACCAAGCTGCCTACCTTTAAGGATGACAAAGAAGTGGATGTCATTGTCTAGCCCCTTTTGTATCTCTTCCATGACATAAGTCTGAGTCCCCAGCAGGTTGGTCATCTTTTGAAGACCCTCTTCTTTTGTTTCCACCTTTAACTCTGCACAGAACTTATAGAATTTTTTTAAGTCGAAATTCACAGCAGGTATCCTTTGCTTTGCATGAAGACCACAGGGTCTTTAGCTGATTTGGTTAAGTTGCAAGAAGGGCATAACAACTGAAGGTTGTTGAATTCGTGCTTGCCACTTTTTGACAAAGGCTTGATGTGGTCGATGTGATATTTGACAAGCTCTTGTTTGCAAACAGTGCATTTATTCCTTTGTAGGCTTCGTAGCTTGCGGATGTCTGATAAAGGTATGTGGGTGGGTAGCCCAGCGGCTCTACGTTTGTGCGTCTTGAGATTCCATAGTTCCTTGTTTGATTCGTAGTATTGCTTTTGTTGGGCAAGAAGACGTTCTCTGTTTTCACGGTAATACTCCTTCGCTCTTGCCGCCTTGCGTTCTTTAATCTGCTCTTTGGTTTGCAAGTACTCTTTAGCTCTTTGTTTTTTGGTTTTTTCGTAGTGGCTTTTAGAACAACCAACACACATGTTGGTGCTGACGTACCTAAGACCGTCATGCCCTTTGCCGCAGACTGCGCCCAAATAAGTTCCTGATGATTTACGCATGAACTCATTTTAGTCTCAATCTTTTGTTTCTGTCAAAGTTCATCTAGATTCCAGTTAAGAATGTCGCCAGCAATACGCTTGTTCTTGGCACACGCTATCAATTCCTTGTAATGTGTGGGCGAATACTTCTCTTTCCATTCCGCAGCTAACTTAATCTTCTGCTTCTTGTTAGTGCAGGACAAGGCTCTGTACATCTCTTGCTGAAACCGAATACGACTCTCCCGTAACGCCATCCTCGTATCCAACCCTATATCCATATTCCACAGCCTTCTCAACACTTATAGCCATCATGACCATCATCTGCTCCGTACGGGCAAGCTTAGTCATCAGGTCTGCATACGCATCCCGTAACTCATCCTCACCCATCCAGAACACTTCATCCATTTAAGACGTTCTCCACACCCTTACCTGCTCACCCTCTGTCTTTGCAGTAAACACCCTACCCAACCGCTTACCAGCCCTGTAATTGGCATTCAGCACCTTTGCACGGGCATCTAGCGGTACACAGAAGCTATCCCCTACATCCATCTCCTCATACGGGTACGCATACACCACCCGAGGTTTAGGCATCTGTACTCCACTCTCCAGCACTAACTCTGTAATCATATTAACCCCTCTACTGATAACTCCATAGTATAGATAAAAAAAGGGTTAGTCAACAGACCAACCCCAAAGCAACTGCAAAAGCACTTTACCAAAAATCTAATTTTGAAAAAATGTAATTTTTTTTATGGGGGGCGAGAAGTGGGGTGCACGCCTTTTCAGACCCTCAAACCCAAACGCATGGCCACGCAAGACGAGACAAGCTAACGCAAAAGCATAGTCAACCCCTACCCAAAATCTAAGGTGATGACTAGGGAGAGGGGAGGGAAAGACTAGCGCAAGGGAGCGGGATGAGTGAACCCCCTTTCTACCCCGTTAAGCTACCAGGCTATTGCATAGATATACTATCTACTAAACACAATATATATATGATAGATAGTCTATAGTCTAACACTAGACTAGACACAAGGGGAATAGAAATAAGTATTCATTGATAAAACCTAACAGTCTATGCTTTGCAATAGAAATAAATGCGTCAACGGGCTATTGACAATAGCGTTTATAGTCTTATAATTTAATCACTGTCTAATCGTAGACAGCAACACACACAGGGAGCTAGTAGCATGTATCAAGTAACTGCAATATATGAGGGATGCGAGATAGGCTATGGTGAAGGTGATAGCAGCTCATATGCTATCGGTGAATGCCTAGAGTCTATCGACAGTATTTATAGCCAGGCTAACATCATAGCTAGCTTAACTGTTATCTCTAACAGTAACGTAAACACAGTGCCGCTAGGCAAAATCTACGGATATGCTGGCAATAAGTTTATGGTGAAACGTGTTTCAAATAAGCAGCTAGCTTAAGATAGCAGCGGATAGCCTACGGGCTATTCAGTGCTATTTTGCACGTCAACGAGGGATAGTATCCATGAAAACAATTCTAGTATGTAACGCTATAGGCTCATTCATATTGATTCTCTTTAGCCTGTTCTGCTTCGGCATAGCAGCCATAACAGAATTAGAGTTATTGGCAGTATTCCTGTTTAGCCTGTTTACAGGATTCTATAGCCTGTATGAAGCTAATAACCTGCCATATAACGATTAAGGGGCATAGTATGCGAACAATACCAATTCACGTTATGAACAAGGCACAGGCTAAACAAGTAGCTGGCAGTGTGACTAGTACTAGCAAAATGCCATGCAATAGCTATTCACTGCCTACAGTGGCTTGCATTACGGGTTTCAAAATGTCTAAAGTAGCTGGCAGCATATGCAGTACATGTTATGCAAACAAGGGTAACTACGTGCAATACGCTAACAATATTGAACCAGCACAGCATGCACGTTTAGACAGTTTAACGAGTGAATTATGGGTTTCTGCTATGGTGGCGCATATCGGGAAAGACAGCTATTTTAGGTGGCATGACAGCGGAGATATACAGGGATTGTGGCATCTTGAAAAGATAGCACAGGTAGCTATTGAGACACCACAATGCATGCACTGGCTGCCAACACGTGAGTATTCTATGGTTAAGCAGTACATAGCTAAACATGGACAGCTACCAGCTAACTTGATTGTCAGATTATCGGCTATGTACGTAGACAAACCTGTAACCATACCAGCTAGCCTACAGAATCAGGCTAACGTTACTGTCAGTAATGTGCACACAGTGACACCAATAGGTTTTGAGTGTCAATCACCTAAACAAGGTGGTAAATGTGATGATTGTCGCATGTGCTGGTCAACTAAACCCGTTAGCTACAAAATTCACTAAACAGGGGGATATCATGAAAATTGTATTTAATCGGTTACTTGGTGCATGGTACATAGTAAGGGGGCAGCATGAAACCCCTATAGGGGGCAGATTTGAGTCTAAACAGGCAGCACAGGCTTGGTTAGCTAGGGATAGATAGCAGCTAGCCTATAGCCTATTTTGTAGGCTATGGGATATCTACTGTAGATATCGATTCATAAACACACACAAGAGGCATAGTATGCAAAAAACGATGTTAGCCAAGTATTCAGGCACGTGTGCTATCAGTGGTGCACGTATAAACCCTGGGGATGAGATAGTCTATGACACTGTCGCAAAACGGGCATTCATAGCAGAGACTGGGGACTGCCAAGTAGATAGCAGCTATCTTGCAGCCCGTACCCGTACCCCTAAAAAGTACATTTCGGACGTTTATAACGTGGGCGGGAGGGAATACTACAGAAACAAGCAGGGATTGTGCATAGATGCCCCATGCTGCGGCTGCTGTACTGCTTGAAGGAGATAGCCCCATGCATACCTACAAATTAAACACTGGGGTACACGTGCTAGCCCGTCCGTTAAAAGATGGCAGCCTGTACCCGTACACATACATAAACCGCACCCAAGCAGAGAATGCAGCCCGTAAACATGATGGTGAGGTTTATCAAAGCCACTGGACTAGAAGAGTCTTCTATGTAACCCCTAAACAGGATATAGCCCCATGACAACACTGAAAGCCCTAGAAACAAGCCTGTATTGGATGCGGGTCGTTTATCGTGACAGTAAAGACCCTGTACAGCGTGAACGGGTGAAAGCCCGCATAGCCAAGCTTGAAGCAGAGATAGCAGCCCACCCAGATATGAAGGAAATAGCCCCATGATAGATACGCACTGGCTGCAAAGCCCCAAATTAGTTGAAGTCAGCTACAACGACACCACCGCAGCCCTTTTTGAACTGTATGACATTCGACAGGCACTGTCCGACAGGGTGAAAAACAAGCCCCTAAATGATGATTTTGACCTGACGATAGGCGAAGCCCTAGATTCTGTCATCCAATTTATCGAACAACTTGACCAAAAATGTACGGAGTAGCCCCATGAATGAGTTTGACTATGAAATAGCCCCCACCATGATGGAAGAAGATGGATGGGTTAAGTGTGAAGAGTCCACCGCTGACCAGTGGTCAGTATATGAACGCCCCATTCAGCCAGACGAAACAGGGGCAAGGCTTGCCGTGTGGGTTGCAGACTTTGCCCGTAAAGAAGATGCCCTAGCTTTTGTGGAGTTACTGTCACATGATTAAATTCAAGCCCGAATCCCTGAACGACACTACCCGCAAGTTCCCCCGCACCCTGTCGGAGGCCTTCCCCTCTGCCCCAGAATGGCAGGAAAGCCCCAATCTTGCTGACAAGGTGCTGGTCTATCTTTCCCTGTATGTCGCAGGGTATTTGACAGCCCTTTTGGTTTTCAGTTAATATCTGCCCCGTTGTCGTCGTAGTCAACAGTATGAAGCCGTTTACACATGCCTCGCCCCGTTATGGGGAACTACGACGGGGCAGTTGTAAGCGGCTTTTTTATTGGGTCTTCGGCTATACACGGGGGCATCACCCACCCCTTGAGAATGTGGATGCGACAGACTCAGATAAGCGTGACGAACTGGCCTTGTGTCTCCTGAATGAGCATTTCTCGGGGCAGCGACAAGTCGGGTTTGACAAGAGGTTGATAGCCCCTTTGTTGAATAGTCTAGATAAACGAGAGCATCTATCCTCTGTGGATAACACAGTGGATAAGTTACCCACAGGCACTCCCTCGGGTGGCCTATCTACGTCTAATGTTTTAAATTTACAAAGGGAATACGGGAACCATGACAAGAGAACAAGCAAACAGACTGCTAGATGAGGTCAAGCTAGGTAAGCCCCATCCTGCAAGACTTGTTGACCTAGCCCTACTCACAACTGGAGACTTACATGGAAAACTTTACGACTTGGATACTTACCTTAACCACAGGTTTGCTGGTAGGTTTAGCCCCACTTATCCTGTTGCTGCATTACAAAATCAGGAAGGAGAACAAGCATGATTGAAGTGTTGAAACAGGCGCTTGAGGCGTTGGAAGATTTTGTAGACGTTATCAAGTACGACAATGAACAAGATGACATTGGGCGCAGGGCTTGTTGCGATGTGCTTTCTTACAATCCGCAC